TGATCTTTATTCATTCTCTCCGATTTCGCAATGGTATACTCATCACGTAATCAACCAGTTATCTCACCAAGTACATATCGTACACTTAAAAATATGGCCAAGGTGGCTGATAGGTATTACCGTAATAGGAACAAGACTACTCGTGTTCAATCTGGTGTAACAAGGGTTGGAAGTTCAACCCAGCCACTCACGGGACAGTTTGATTACAAAACTGACTATGTCAAACGTAGGATTCCCAAACGCAAGAGGCGTATGTACCGTCGGAAACGTAAGTGGAATAGAAGGGTTATAAATTTAGTGCGGAATGCAGAAGTTGGTACAACACATCTAGTTAGGAACAATTTATACGCCATGACTTCCAGCAACAATGTTAGTAATGTGGTTACATTTGGTCTTAATGGTTTGAACGGATTTGGAACAGGTGATGCCCAAGAGGGTTGTAATGATATATCGGAATTTCTAAAAGAAAAGGACCCTGCCAATTGGGCTGCTTTCACTACCAATACTTTGCCGTCGTATAAGTTGTGGGTTATGCATGGCACCATGGAAATGACGTTGCGTAACATCGGAATTTATGACGCAATTATAGAAGCGTATTATATAAGAGGCAAGAAGCCATTGACGTTAAGTTTTTCGGATTCACCAGGTGATTGCTATAAGAAAGGGTTTTCTAAACAACCCACTGCCCAAGATCCGGATACAGGTGCTACTTATGATGGTCCATTAGCGTTTGATACCATAGGAACAACGCCTTTTCAATCAAGTTTATTTTCACGGTATTACAAGATTTACAAACGTACTAAGTTTCGTATACCACCTGGGAACGAGGTTAGTATGGTTATTCACGTGGGCCGTTCTGTTTTTAGTACTGCCAGTGTAAAGGGATGGACAACGGATAGTCGCTATCACGGGATTTTGTTTCAACAACAAGGATCACCAATATTTGATCTTACGAATATTAAAGCGGCTCCTACAAATGTTTTGTATTTATCAGTTCGTAGGTATCGTGTGAAGATGGTGGAAAACAACTATGTTCAAGATGCTTTTGAAGTGACTGACCCCTAAAACAAATCTTAGCCGCAGTGGTTCTAAGTGGATTCGGGTGCAGGGCAGAGCCCGCCAAGGGGGTTCAAGGGGGCGAAGCCCCATTGTAAGGAAAATAAAAAAAAGAATCACACCAATATATTGAAATTATAAATTCATAGGGAACAAAGCACTAACAGGAGAATTAGGTAGAATAGGATTTTCAACGCAAAAGAAAGATACATTTCGGCGAAGCCAAATAGTCTCTTCATGGGAAAATTCAGGTAATTCGTTGGAACAAATAATAACAGGAAGACCCATTTTTTTTTCTAATTTGTGGCAATACTTATCAGTAAAAGTGACATCCTGTTGACGACCAAGAAGACCCTTATAATAATAGCGCAAAGAATCCCAATTGATATCATCAATAACACCGTAAATTTTTTCCGCATTTGAAATTTTCGATAGGTTCCATGAAGTGGACATATACCAATGACAACCGAGACTTCTAGAAAGAGCAGTTTTGCCGGTCATTGAAGGACCGTATAACCAAAGGCTTTTAATGGCACCCCGATCACCACGTTGCATCGAAAGCACAGTTTGACTCCAATTTCGAAGGAAGGAAAAATCGGATGGGTCTAAAGCAAAGGTATTTAAGGGAAATCGGGGTAGGTCGTACAGGGTCTCCGATTGACTTAGCAAAAATTTGATAGAAGCAATCAAAGATGATCCATTTGTAAGAAGTTTAGGACAGGATGTGACCGCTTTCGTGAAGATTTCCAAAGCATTTTTATGATCCTTGACATCATTCAATATCTCTTGAAGAGTTTCTTGTTCAGTAGTGAGGGAAAAGTTTGTGAAGGGATTAGGGTCTTCTTTTAGGCAATAAGTTATCCAATCAGAGACATTTCGGCAGGCTTGGAAGTTTGGATGATTTTCTTCAAGATCAAAAAAATGAGGGTCAGTGATATTAGTCCTAGGAGAAGCACGAAAACGGACATAACAATGGAAATGGTATCCATGTTCAGAGTGATCTTCTTGACAAACTAAAACCCGTTCAACGTTTCTTATGGTTTTCAGGTAGTCGAATAAACGTTGTTTGTCAAGGGTAGATTGAGGATACGTTAAGGCAATGTGACGCGATTGTAAGCGGAAGACCATATTAGTTGATAATATTACACAACTATGGTCTGGAGCGAGATGGGTATAAGAGGTTGAGCAAGGGTGTGATCGGTGATCTTTATTCATTCTCTCCGATTTCGCAATGGTATACTCATCACGTAATCAACCAGTTATCTCACCAAGTACATATCGTACACTTAAAAATATGGCCAAGGTGGCTGATAGGTATTACC